TAGTAGCGGAAGGGAGATTTGAACTCGGTATCAAACCCCGCAAACCCGCATAAATACTAGGTTTCTTTACACCTAAAGGTGTTACCTCGTGTTACCTTTTACATCGATAGTGCTTTCGCAATGTATTCTTGCATCTCACTCTCTGTTTTATTATTAAAATAATAATGGTCAAGCGTTGTTCTAATATCAGTATGACCCATTTGTGTTTTTATTACAGATTCTGGAACATTTCCATCTATAAGCTTTGTAGCATATGTCTTTCTCGCCTTATGAATTGATCGCTCACCAATTTTAACTTTATCGCAGATCACATATAAACGTCTTGTAAATGCTTGTCCTTTTATCCTTTTACCGTTTTTCATAAAAATATATTCTCCAAAAGGGTTAAGCATTTTTATTTTTCTCATAAGTTCATTGGTATCTTCGGTAATTATAACATCTCTAAATCCGGCATCGCTCTTTGGAAAATTCTGAACATCAAACACATATTTTCCATTTTCGTCGCGGTATCGTATTTCTGTCTTTGATATATGTATCTTATTTTCTGCAATATCTGACCATGAAAGCGTGGATATTTCTCCAACCCTTAGTCCGGTTTTAAATGCCAGGATAATTCCAAGCTCAATCAATGTGGGTTGGTCTTCCATTATGAATTGTTCAATCAAAAGCTCTTCATCATTAGAAAAAACTAATTCGTTGTCAGACTTATGATTCCTTTTAAATGACTTTTCCGAAATTTCTAAATCACCCATGAAATTGGTTATGCTCAAGCTGGTATAATGTTTTTTCTTTGCGTATTTGAAAATTCCGTTAATCAATATCCGCATATCGGAGTACGCTTTCTGTGTAAGTTCCAGCTTTGAAATAGCTGTTTTTATGAATGATTCCAATATTTCTTCGTCAATATACCGGATTTTTCTATTTGCAATCGGCAAATACTTATTTTCAAAAAATCTTTTAAAATTCGTTTCGTACTTGTCCTTTGTCTGCCTTGTTATTTCACCATATTCCAATTTTTCAGAAATCCAGCTAGAATATACTTGGCTGATTGTCGGTTCATCTTCCATGGCTTTATAAAATTTCACTATCTCGTCTTCTATCGCCTTTTCAGATGTTCTTTTTACAAGTTTTTTCCCTCTCTGGCTTTCTTCGTCGGGCAAATATGTGTAAAACTTACCGTCTTTTCCTTCCCAAATGCTGTATTTGTGTTTTTCAATAAATTTTTTCCTTTCGTTCATCTCAATTTTTTTCTGAATGGTGTCTATGTCGATAATACCATTTTCAATGGCAAAATTCAACAATTCACTTTTAGAAAGATTTTCCGTTTAAATCACCTTCCAATCTCTTGACTTTTTGCTTTATATCAAAGATACGCCTTTCTACTGTTCTTAGCGGAATACAAATTTTCATTGATATTTCTTTTGGTATAAATCCACGGGCAAGAAGAGAAAATATTTCCTCTTCCTGCTCCGTAAAATTGGCGTTTTCAATAATTTCTTCAAGCTCTGGCTTAGTCAGTTTTGAAAACTTCATAAGCCAATATCCTCCAATATTTTATTCTTTTCCCTGCCAGATCTTCGGTGTCCCGTCTGCATTGAGCATAACGGTACATCCGGTACCATTCCGCTGATACACCAGATACATGACGCCTGTGTCTTTGTCCGCATAGATACCGTAATCCCGCCAACCTTCTACCAATACCATCGTATTATCCTGCCCTGCGCTGACGTTTGCCATGTCACTGCATCCGGCGATCAAGAGTGTTGCTGTTAAAATTGCTGCTAAAATTTTCTTTTTCATAACTGCTCCTTTTCCCTGTTAAAGTTCTTCTTCCTCAGTGCCCGTATTTTCCTCATATTCCTCTTTGTTGATGGTCCTGATACATTCCTCACTCCTCCTTAATCAATCGCTTTCATCTGCTTTTCATCGTACGGCTTACCACAGAATGGACACCGCGGCAGTAACACCGGCATCTTCCGTTCTCTCTTCTTGCCTTTTTCCTTTACCACAAATTCCAGATACGCTTTCCCAGACAAAAGATCTGTCGGTGCTTCCACGCTTTCGTATCTTCCTGCTTTCTGAATTTTCTCAATTGCTTCATTCATGCAATTACACATTGTTATTCCTCTCTTTCTTGAGTTTAAATACTATATAATCCCTGGTACTCATAAAAATACTCTTTGCTATAAAATTCCTCATTTCCCAAGTCATTCTTTACAAGAATATCCCCATCGTAGCCAAGCACTGTATATTGCCGTCCCTCAGTAAGGTTAAACTCCTCTGCGCGCTCATTTGCAGTTACAGGCTGTCCTATTTCAACTACTACAACAGTATCCTTTTTTACGCCGTTCATGTTTTCCTCTCTTTCTCGGTTAAAGGTCAGTTTAAATGCTCTTCCAACCGTTTTGCAGCTTCAGTCATTAAACCTTCAAAGTTTGTAACCGGCATACCCATCACCATTCCGCCAATATGATAGCCATATGCACATTCACTCACCCGTTTCAATGCGTCGATAATTTCTTCCGTATCTGCATCCTCATAATTCCGAATATGTGATTTTTCATGTTCCTCGCATTCATCGTAATTCTGGTACTCTTCACCACAATACTTACATTCGTACATAACTTTTTTGCTAGGCATCTTTTATCCTCTCTTTCCGCCCCGCCGCATTACTGCCGGCGCGGACTATAGCTGTTTGATCTCATGCAAACCGGAGCTGTCCGTTCTGCTCTGGTTTAATCCTCATGTTTGGCATACGTTCCGCTACGCACAATTCAGGAAGATTTGCTCTGACTAATGCTGCCGGTATCGGTGGACACACAGCATTACCGCATCGGCGCACCTGTTCGCTCCGCGGATACGTCTTGCCGGTATAATCATGGTCGATTATGTAATCATCCGGAAATCCCTGGCATCCGTACAACTCTTTCGGTTCTAACATTCTCAGCCCGATATCTACGATCTGGTAATCCACACCCTCGATTGTCACAAGTCCGAATATGTCTTTGGTCGTAACCGTATCAAGTGGTTGCTCTATATCCTGTCCTGTGGCATCGCCGTAGTATTTAATCAAAAACGCTCTGACTTCCCCGAAATGCCCCGGTGATGTAGTAATGGTATGTAATGGTTCTCTCATATCCTGCCCGGTGCCGCTCTTATAAAATTTACTTAAAAACGATGTAACCAATCCGTACCGGTTCGAACCATCCACGTTCATGATTGGATCTTTAATTGTCTGTCCTCTGACTTCTCCCTGCGCCGTCTCGGAATGGTACTGGATAAGTGTAGGACTGATTAAACAATGTTCATTTTTGCTCACGATAGTTGTCAAAGGTTCTTTGACAACTATACTCCGATCCTTTGTGAATCCAGTCTGCCCTATCTGCACCATGTACGGCTCACACAGATAATGCTTTCCGCTCCCCACAATAGTCGGCAATGGCTTTTCGATGTCGTGAACTCTAGGCGCCTGTCCTTTCCTCTCCCCGTACCCAATAGGAACAATAAACGGTTCCGGGTTGTCCAGCACAAACTTTTTCAGTCCTCGTGCTATTCTCTCCATCGTCTTCGGTGCCAGCGGACGTACTGCTCGGATCCCGTATTTCTCTTTGATTTCTTCGGAACTATCAAAGATACTGGGACATGGAAGAGAAAAGTCAAGCTGCGTGTATGCTCCCACATACGGTTTCAGCAGCCCAGCCTTGACCTCGTCACTGTCTGCCGGTGCGTGTGTCGGCTCTGGCCAGACTATCGGCTTTCCATCACACCGCGCGATCATGAAGAATCGTTTGCGCATGGTCGGTGCTCCATAATCAGCCGCAACCAACTCCCGGAACTCTACCTCATAGCCTAAATCTGTGAGCTGCTGAACAAACTTCCGAAATGTTTCGCCCTGTTTGCTCTTGATCGGATGGTGCCGCCGCCCAAGTGGTCCCCAAGTTTTAAATTCCTCCACATTCTCCAGCATGATGACCCTCGGTCGCACCAGCCCCGCCCAGCGGCAGGCTACCCATGCAAGACCACGAATGTTTTTATCCTTTGGCTTTCCACCTTTGGCTTTGGAAAAATGCTTACAGTCCGGTGAGAACCATGCAAGTGCCACCGGATGACCGCCGCAGGCTTTTACCGGATCAACCGCCCAGACGTTTTCGCAGTAATGCTTTGTGTTTGGATGATTAGCTTTGTGCATCTTAATGGCTTCTGGATCATGGTTGATCGCAATATCAACGCTATAGCCAGTTGCCAGTTCTATCCCAGTGGAAGCGCCGCCCCCGCCGGCAAAGTTATCAACTAGCAATTCTCCGTTAATCATTTGCAACCACCCCGCTTTCGCTTCTCAAGTAATCCATATACCCCACAGACTGGGTAAGCACATACACCGACACAGCGTTCGTGATCCTATCTACCAGTTCAGCAGAATCCTTGTGCCTTTCATACGCATCTTTTACCACTTCGCCGATCTGCGTGTACTGTGCTTTCCCTTGGCTGTTGATCCATGCAGTCAGATCTTTTACCGCTCCACATTTTATCTGGGATTTTAAATAGTCCGTCATTTCAATCTGACCATCACACTCATAATTGCCTAAATCTTTCATTTTCTCTCAAAGGAACCCGGCGCGCCTTTTATCCGGATAGGTCCCGGCTCCTTTCTCTAATCAAATCTTGTCTCTTTACAGACTCTGCTTTCAATATTTCTCCTCAGCGGCTTTCCCTCACTGTCTTTTGTAAAACCGTAAAGCATGTCTCGAATATAGCCGCGGCGTATAAAACATTTAACGGAACACCATTCTACATCACAGTGTGCACATGGCTCTCCAAGGCACTCATTCTTTTCATTGACAGGTTTTACATCGAAAAGACCTATCTGACCGTCTATTTGTTTCATTCTGTCAAAAGGAGCCGATGCGCATCTTCCCGGGAAGCTCCGCTCCTTTCGATTTATTTTAAAATTTCATCTAAGCATGCGTTCCAGCCTGCGTCGAATCTTCCATTGTCACAATGCTCTGGATGATCTGATCTCTCCGGCAATTCCCGAAGTGGACACCAATCCGGCTTTGCTCCGTCTGGTACAAGTTTCCCTGCCGCACAGCACAGATATTCGTCATCCTCCGTCTCGTAGCATAATGTACATTTCTGGCAAACCTGTTCCGGCATATCCATAATCAATACTGCTTTATTCATCTACTCCACCGCCTTTCACGATCTCGATAGCTTTGCCAAATGCTTCATATCTTCCCTGACTTCTCCCGTCATTGTAGATCTGTTCGCCGTCTCCGTATCCGTCCTCGTCGCAATCATCTGGTCTGTCCTGCTCTGCTTTCTTCAATTTTCCCAACTGCTCCACAACCTTGTCTACATCATAAGCCGTCGGATATTCTTCTAGTAAATACAATACTGCATTTGTATTTACTAAAGTTCCATTGCTTAAAGTAACCGATTTTAAATCTTTCTTTAGTGCATCTGCATCAATCAGTCTCATCGTTCGCCCTCCTGTCTAATAATTCGCCTGAACTACTTTTACTATTTCCCAAAAGCAAGCATATATCTCTTCGTAACTGTTTTCCCCAGCAATAAGCTGTTGATCAACGATCTCCTGTACCTCTCTTCTTACAGTCATCGCTTTCTGGCATTCTTCCACTGTTCCGATCGTGCGGTACTGTTCAATTTCTTCAAGTGCATTGATTGCCATTGCATAAGCATTTTCAAATGATTTTCCCCATGATGTATCACACGGAATCGCTTTTCCAAGTTCGTTACAATCATATTTTAATTCTTCAATTGCTTCATTCTCCGTCATAACTACACCTCAAACAGTTCCGGGTTATCAATCATGTTGCCGATCACTTCAAAATTCTCTGAATCAAAATCATCCAGTTCCTCATAGTCATCACAGCCCGGCTCATTCGTGCACCATCCGTTTTCATGCCACACGACACGCTTTCTCGTCTCATCTTCTGGAAACTCAACGTCGATATGCCCTGAAAGAATATCATTCTCAAAAATCAGCTTTCCGTTCTTATCCTTAAGTCCGGTGCACTAACAAATTGTGGATGGATCAATTTTCAGAGCATATAAATCTGATGCGTAACTAGGGACGATATAGTATTTTTCTCTTCCGGTAAATCCATATCGTACCAAACCGCCAATAACCCATTCGTCGTTATTAGTTCGTTTTGCTTTGCATAAATATCTATCTTCCATCCTTTTCCTCCATTTCTTTCAACTTGGCTTCTGCTTCCTCTTGTGATAAAAACCAGGTTTCCTTGTACATTTTTTCTGACAGGATTCGGCCTGTACCATATTCCCGATCTTTGTAACACTCCATGTACCATCCTTTTTCTGTAAAAGTAATAAAGGCTACTTTCTGATGATAAATTTTATTGTTCTCCGGGTGCAGACTTAAAATATTTAATTCATAATTGACTTTGCTAGGAATTAAATATACATCTGAGCCAATTCCACACGGCAACCGCAGACGCAACCCCTGTTCCTCGGCATCCTCATCGCGTTTCAGCTTTTCTCTCAAGCCTGCCATTGCCCACATATTACGGTAGAACAGGGCAATCAGACCACGGACATCTGAAAATGGGTCTATCGTTAAATTGTCCAGTATTTCCTCGTCAAACTCTGCATCATCTACCGGCAATTCATCTTTTGTTAATGTGACCATGAGGTTTCTGGCGAAATCTCGTGCATCCATTTCCATCTCATAATCTCTATATCTGGCATTACCTTCGCTGTCTACATAGCAACTGTTATGTGCCAGCTCAACCATTGACATATCAGATACGCTTTTATTTGTCGTTAATCTCTCCATACTATCCCTCGCTTTCTGCCCGAAGCCATTTAAGCCATCCTTTTTTATTCCAAGTGCTTCCACCAAGTACGTCTTTCGTCACAGCATCAAACCATTTTGCCAGTTCCTCGTCCGTCATGCTTCGGATCCGGTCTGCATTGGTCTTTTTCTTTTTCGCTATGTATCCATCAGGATGTATTCCATTTTTCATATTTCTACCTCACTAAATCCACGGTTTTTACTGATACTCCATCCATTTTCCCGGTTCTGTAATATTCATCCGTATCAAAAAACAGAATGCGACCATCATCTTCCCTAGCATCTTCACTTCCGGCAAGTGCAATGCTTACACCATTTTTTATCAGTGTGCTTTTTAATAGCGTTAGTGCCGCGCTTATCTCCATCTTCGTTTCTTCTTTCATATCATGCCTCGCTTTCTCTATATGGTTTCATCGTCGTCATCCAAACGATCAAGATTGTCAAATATGTTTCCGATAACCTCACAATCCTCTGAACTGTAAGCATCCCCGTAAATATGGCGGTAGAACCATCCTCTTTTGGTCAGACGCCAGCTTGCAAAATTTTGATCCCAACCAACAAGCTCTGTTGTGTTCCCGCACTTAACAATATCGTCCTCCCAAATCAGTTTGCCGTTCTTATCGTATTGCCCTGTACATCGGCAAACGGTATCTTTCAGCACTTCGACAACTGTTTTTAGCAAGTTATCTGCGTGTATTGGCTGCCCTGTTTTGTGATGTGGCAAGATGTATGGTACATCATTTACCATAAACAAAAATCCTTCCACCCATTCTCTGTTGTCAATCCGCTTGCCGCGATATAAATATCTACTCTCCATTATTTTCCCTCACTCTCTATACGGTTCCGGCAATGGCATCCACGCATTCACTATCAACTCTTCCTCAAGGCACGTTTCCGTGTCATCCCCTACATAGAAGTTGCCACCCTCATCTTTATTTCCCTCATATCTGCCAACTACAGGCAAAGAGAAGTTTTCAAATGACAGCAATATGTATTCTCCGCTCTTCGGAAGTCTCTCGCTTACCGGAATCCACCGCCCAAACTCCGGCTTTCTCGCTACTGTTCTCATGCATTCAATCATTTCCCTGCTCCTTTCCGCACCGTAGCTGATACGGCACCTCTCTGAATCTCTTAAGCGCGTCGCCGCTATAGTTGCGCATTTTTTCTTTCATACCTTTATCTCACTTTCACATCAGTGTCATTTCTGCGAATTTTAAAATCCAACCCACACTCTTCTTTCAAGATCTGTATCTGATCTTCCCATGTAGCATAATCATCCATGATGCATTCTGCCTTTTTATTGAAGCGATCAACAAATCTCTGTATGCGGCTTTTACCAAAGTCAAACTCATCGTGCAAAACCATTGCAGACAAAATCGTTACCGTGTCTATGGTATTTAATTTAATCTTGCTAACGCATTCATCTATTGCATTCTTGGGTAGCGCAAGTGGTAATTTTGTTGCGCCGCGAAAGCGGCACTCTTCTTCCAGAGAGTCAATTCCCTTCTCCTTTGCAATTCGCAGAGCATATGCCATTCCCTCTCGCCTAAGTTCTTCATCTTTATTTCTCATGAATCAGTTCTCCTTTCTTTTTCATCTCAATCGAATCGAGTTCCAAAAAGGACTGTGCATATATCTTTGAATTCATTTTCACGATCAGAAATTTGACCATCCAATTCATCGAGCCTATTAAGTAATGCTTTCTGGTATTCTTTTTCTGTAAAATCCGTATTGCGTTTTCTTCCCCTTGTTCTTATTGGAAGTTTTACATTTTCTCCGTTTTCCAATAAAATCCCAATAATTTTGTGCCTTGGGACGTCGTTTAGTTCCGCAAGAATCTCCAACTGTTCACCTTTATGCTTTGCATGTCGGTACCTGTTGCAAATTTCGCATTCGCCCATCTCCATCATTTCTTATCACGCCCTTCCATAACATTTGTTTCCGCCAAAGTTTTTTCTAATTCATCATAGTCATAAGATCTCTGATGAAAGTTATTAAATTTGTTTTTTGATCTTGTGTTGCTTTCTTTCTCCTGCTTCTCCCAACTCCTTAATGCGGCTTTCCAGTCGGTTATTATTTCTCCATTACGTTTCCAACCTATTGATTTGTAGTAATCAATAAATGATTCTGCGCTAACACCATTCTTCCTCTTACGGCAATAATCAGCCACTTCCGCCAATGACGGTATGCACGCTTCAACTTCTTTCCCCGGCGAGCATCCTGCGCTCCTTATTGCATTCACTCCGGAAAAATTTTTTGAAGCATCGAATGTGTATGCGCCATTTCTTTTCGTATAAAGCATTGATTTTTCTTCTGCATAATTGGTTGGCTTATAACGGTCTTTTTGAATGCAGTTATGTAATTTCCAATGTTTTATGACAATAACATTAGATCCTGGAAAAGTAAGAACATAATGTTTGTCAATGAGAATTTGCAAGTCTTCCTTTGAAGCCTGGCACTCTCTTACTGTTTTATTGGCGCAGTCAACAAAACCATCGTCATCTGCCCGTATGCATAAATGAAAAAACAACCCCTGCGCTGTGAGCGGCATGTCAAGAAAAGCATCTGACGTCACTAAATCTATACGAAACATCCGCTTACTTGCCATAATATCTCCTTCAAGTTCCAAAAAATTATCACTTTTCTACTTCCAAAAGCTCAATGACACGCGATCCTGCATCTTCCGGTCTGCAAAAAACAAATTTCACGCCGTACTTAAGCTGCATTGTCAGCATTGCTTTTCCAAGGACTTCCCCGCTTGTTGGCGGTGCCTTTGGAAGCGGTACATTCAACCACTTTCCAATACCATGCATGTACTTTATCTTGTTGTATCTATCAAGCCTTGGATTGTGCCAATGAAAAACGTCTTCAATAGTTTTTATTCCATCCATGTTCTCAACCAAAACATACAGTGCTATATTGTTGTTCTGCGCCAAAATACACTCGTCTCGGAACCTTGGATGCTGTTTTCCGCAGACGTTTCCCGTAATCTCCTGCATGTCCTTCTTAGTATCTACAGCAACCTTGTAGCTTCCAATAAAGTCCATCTTCTTAACTTCCATCTTTCTTGCTGACTTTCGTCTTATAACGTCAAGAACGGTTTCTTCCGCGATAACATAATCTCCAACTGGAAGAGGTGCTCGTAGCACCTCTATGTCATTACGATCAAAATAGCGATTCTTAAGTATGTGCTGACCCTCTTTCTGGCCTTTGTCCTCGATCAATAACATACATATCTCCCTTCCATTGATTTATCCGAGTCATTTTTAAGTAAAAGGTAACTCTTCATCAATTCCATCCGGAATATTCATAAAACCATCCGAATCTGTCATAGGCTGCGGTTTGTAACTTCCGTTGTCCTGCGAAGCCTGTTTGCTCTCTGCAAATTCACAGCTTTCGATCAAACACTCATTGGTGTACACCTTATTACCGTCTTTGTTGGTGTAACTTCCGGTCTGCCAGCTTCCTTCAATTACAAGCTTTGTTCCCTTTTTGCAATATTTTTCAAGAAACTCTGCTCTTTTACCAAACGCAAGACAATTGATAAAATCTGCCGTTGGCTGTCCATCCTGCTTAAATTTCCGGTCAACCGCCAGAGTAATTCTACCGATAGCTGTTGACTTCTCGCCCTGCGACCATCTTACTTCCGGGTCTTTGGTGCATCTTCCCATTAAAATCACTTTATTCATTCACTTATTCCTCGCTTCCTTAAAACGGGTAAAGGTTCATATCGACCTCTAATCCACGTTCCGCCACGTAAACATCTGATCCATATTTAACTGTTTCTTCTGTCTTTTGTTTGAATAATGCCGAATCTGCTGATTTATCTGATAAGTGAATTAGAACAACATTTCGCAATGCCGGATTATCGTTAGTAGAAATAAATTTAAGCGCCGTTGGCAGGCTCATGTGACCTCTTAATCTGTGCTCGTAATTTGGCTCTTCTCGGTTCACAAACTGCATATCGTAGTTGGCTTCCACCATGATGTGATTAATGTCCTTAAATCGCCATTTGACGTATTCTGTGTCTGTTGCATACACAAGGCTTCCCATATCTGGATGCGTAATGTAAAACCCAACGCACGGACACTCTGAACCGTCTCCGTTGTTATGTAGCCATCTTCCAGATTTATCACGGTTTTCAAATGCTCTTATGTCAAAATTTCCTTTTCTAAAACGCATTTCAGAATCTTTTATCGGCTGTCTGCATGGTTCAAAAACAGGAATGCCAGCTTGCACATATTGTAAGCTATAAAGACTATGGTCAGTATGGAAATGGGTAGTAATCACAGCCTTAATTTTCATCACATTGAAATCCAGTGCTTTCTTGACTTCCATGAATGGCAACCCAGCTTCGATTATCAAGGCTTCGTTTTCATTCTCCAGAATGTAGCAGTTGCCGGATGAACCAGAACCTAAAACTTTAAGTCTCATTAAAGAACTCACTCCTCACATCAATAATCTGTCTCGTCTGTCCCAACAATGCCCTATTGTGCTTTGCTCTCTGCTCATTGTCACAGATAAATTGCTTGCAAATTTCTGGTCGAACCGGATAGATTCTGCATTTCTCGCAACTCTTATCCGTATCAAGAAAAGGGCATGTCATATCATACGTTCTATTCGCAGTGGGAAGAAGATGTTTGCACTCTTTGATATGGTTCTTACAAATATATCTGCGAATGGTATCTACTTCTTTTCTGCTCATTGGTAAAAGATTGGAACAGCAGTTACCGCATTGGCTACATTTCCCATCTTTGCAAAAGTTGTAAATGTTATCTTCCATGCCTTTCTGTACGGATTCTAAAAATGATATAACTTCCATATGCTACTCCAATTCTTCCTCTGCAGGAAAGTGAAATACTCCACTCAAACCCATAGTAAGTTTTTCGTCAATTCCATCTGGCGGTGTCTGCCCCATCTTTACAAGATTATGGCACATATAAGACATTCTTAATTCTTCCATGGCTTCTTTTGCTTTTTCTTCCGTGGAATATTTAGCAATTTCAACGTCCTCAGTAAGATGTTCCATTAAGTAAATGCTTTTATCGTTTCTCGTAATAATTACCTGTTCATACGGCAAATCAATCGTGCCGTCCTGCGAAATAATTCTCATATAACCTCCTACTTCAAGAAATCCGGCACGTCATCATCATCTGCAACTTCTGTCTCTTCCATCTTTGGCTCTTCCACAGTTTCTGCAACTTCCGGCTCAACAGGGAAATCCTCTGTATTAGCGTTCTCAGATATTTCATGTTTAACCTGTTCCTGCAAATCTTCCATCGGATATTCCTTGAAATCGTTGTCCTGCATTTCTTCTTTTGTATAAAGACCCATCGTCAATTCCGGGCAATTCAGACTTGAGAAGAAAGATGCCGCTCTGTAACGAAGCATTAACTGTGGCATGGTTTTCCACTTACTACCGTTCTTACCAAGCCATCCCTCGGCTTTAGCCATTTCCATGTCCACGGTCATACCCTCAACTCTACGACCATTTTTCGTAGTCCAAGCAAGACACGAATAAGGCTTTCCATCCTTATCTTTGGTTTCCTCGAACTGTAATTCCATATCGAATTTGCCGGAATTATTGATTGCCGCAATCAGAAACTTTGAGCTCCAAGACGGTCTCCCCTGAATTACATACAGATTCTGCATAACCATCAGTGGGCTTACTCGCAGTCTCTGCGCCTGCTCAATAGCAATCAGACAGTTTGCATCGTTCTTCTGGAATGTTGCCGGAACGATAGTTGAACTCGCCAACGCCTTTGCCATCTGCATAGCCATAATGAAATTATCTGATGTTCCAAAAATTCCAAGGCTATAGTCTGTAACCTTGTTGTTGCTGTGTGCAACCTCTGTCTTTTCGTCTGTCTTTGCTACTGCTGTGTTCTCTGCCATAATTATTTTTCCTCACTTTCTTTCCTTATTGCTTTTTTAAATGCTCCATTTTTAAGAAATTTCAAAACAAGATTGAGTTGCATATTCTTGAAAACCTCTATGTGCTTTGTACTGTGATACCACATTACCCATTCCTGTTTCAAAAGTTCCTCAATGCTTGTAATCTGCTCACCCTCTGCGAATTTTCGCTGACTTAAAAGGTATTCCCTGTGTTTTTGAATGTTCTCACATTTTGCGCACTCTTCGGAAGAATACCTTGAACAATGCTTTCCGTTAAGGTTTATAGACAATGCACAATATCTACATGGATTAACTCTCATCGTCACCACCGCTTTCCTGTTCCTCATATTTCTTCACAACTTCCACCTTATCAGCACCGTAGGTCTCTACCCACTTCATATCCACGGTTTCATCCGTAACTTTCAGCTTTGCGCCTTTGGAATTTAAAACCATGTCTCCGGCTTTTACATCGTCTGATGTAGCAAATATATATGACCGGCTCTGGTTTGGATATTTTGCTTTTATGTAATTCATTCTGATACCTCCGCAATCTCTCCATTTTCAATCGTATACCAAGTATCCGGCTTGATATCGTCACCGTTTACCTGCACCATCTTTGCACCGTTAAGAACCCATGCACTCTGGTTATTTCTGTCATATTCCGGATTATCTTTTGAGCCAGTGTATTCCCAGTCTGCAAAAACAAGAAATGCCCCAAGAACGCCCTTGGCTTTTGATTTGTAACCCCAAGCAACAGCTACTACATCCTTGTCTTCTGCCGAGGATGCTCCACAGTATCCGGTTGCCGAGGATGCTCCACAGGTGCCGGTTGCCGAGGATGCTCCCTTGTATCCGGTTGCCGAGGATGCTCCCTTGTATCCGGTTGCCGAGGATGCTCCACAGTATCCGGTTGCCGAGGATGCTCCATAGTCTCCGGTTGCCGAGGATGCTCCACAGTATC